TCACGGCTCGCTATAACCACGAAACCATCGCCTTGGGTTTCTCAATCACTGAAGAAGCGGTTGAAGATAACTTGTACGACAGCTTGTCTGCTCGTTACACCAAAGCTCTGGCTCGTGCTATGGCTTACACCAAGCAGGTTAAAGCTGCTGCTGTGTTGAACAACGGCTTCTCTAGCGCCTACCCCGGTGGCGACGGCGTTGCTTTGTTCTCTAGCGCACACCCATTGGTGTCTGGCGGTACTAACAGTAACGTTCCATCTACCCCTGCCGACTTGAATGAAACATCGTTGGAAAACGCTGTGATTCAGATCAGCTTGTGGACTGATGAGCGTGGTTTGTTGATTGCTGCCAAGCCTTCCAAGTTGGTGGTTCCACCTGCATTGCAGTTCACGGCAACTCGTTTGCTGGAAACTGAACTCCGCGTTAGCACTGCTGACAACGATATCAATGCATTGAAGAACAATGGTTCGATCCCCGGTGGTTACACAATTAACCACTTCTTGACCGACACCAATGCTTGGTTCTTGTGCACAGACGTGCCTAACGGCATGAAGCACTTCGTGCGTACTCCGTTGCAACAGTCAATGGACGGTGATTTTGACACCGGAAACGTCCGTTACAAGTCTCGTGAGCGTTACAGCTTCGGCTGGTCTGACCCTCTCGGCATGTTCGGCTCCTCTGGAGCTTGATACTTTGGTATCTGGAAAAGGCCCTTCGGGGCCTTTTTTATTGCCCATTTGACTTTTATTTTAGAGCGTGTACATTACCTGTAACTAAGTCGCAGGAGCATTTATGGACACCACAAACTTACCAAAAACTAGAGCAGAAGCTAAAGCAACAGGCTTTAAGTACTACTTCACTGGAGAGCCTTGCAAGCACGGCCACATTGCCCCGCGCAAAACCAAAGGTGCTTGCGTTGAATGCCTTAGAGTTGAGTGGCAGCAAGCCGCAGAGACTCGGGCTGATTACTTCCGTCAGTACAACAAGCGTGAAGATGTAAAAGACCGTAAGAATGAGTGGTATGGGAATAATAGGGAAAAGGTTATAGCCGCTGCTTCTACGCGCCCTGCGCATGTATTGCGGGAGTACCGTAATACGTGGAAAACCAACAATAAAATACAGGTGTTGGCAGATAACAAAGTCCGCCGCCGCAAACATCGTGAAGCCACTCCTTCGTGGCTAACACGCAAGCAAAAGTCCGAGATTCGACAGCTCTATCAAATTGCCATCACTATGACCCAGACAACTGGGGAGCAATACGTTGTGGATCACATTGTTCCACTACGCTCTGACGAAGTGTGTGGCCTGCACGTTCCATGGAACTTACGGGTTATTACTCAAGAAGAAAACTTAGCAAAATCTAACAAACTCGTTGACCCTACTTAAGAACCGTGATACAACTACGTTAATCCGGGCTTTCCGGTGCATCAAACAGCCCCGGCTGACGACATACAGATTGATGCGCCTAACTTGTATGTAAGGAATCATCATGGCAAATACCACATTCAACGGCCCAGTGCGGTCGCAAAATGGCTTTCAATCCATCACCATCAATCCAAACACTGGCGCAGTTACTGTTGACGCTACGTTTGGCACAGCTACTAGCGTGACCAGCTTAACAGCTACAGACGTAACAGCTACAAATCTGGTTTTTACTGACCAAAATCACCCAACAACCGCTGCTATCAACGCAACAGCTACAGCTACCGCAGCAGAAGTTGCAACCGGCTACATCACATCTACTTCCGCAGCAGCTACTACGATTACTTTACCTACCGGCACGTTGCTTGGCGCGGCTATCAGCGCGACTCGCGGCACTACGCTGGACTTGTTTGTTGACAACACTCTTGGCGCATCAACTGTGACTATTGCTGTGGCAACTAACGGTATTTTGTCTGCCGCCGCCGCTGCTGGCTCTGGTGCTGGCGCAGGTCTGTTGACCGTTGCCAACGGTGTAACCGGCATTGGTTGCTTCCGCATCATGTTTGCCAGCGCCACTGCGTACGTATTTAGCCGCATTGCTTAATTGATCTAAGGGGCTTCGGCCCCTTTTTTAAAGGAGATTGATTATGGCTAATATTGGAATCTGGCGTTCTATTACCCAAGTGGGTACGTACGAGCCGTTTGAGCTTCAGGTTGCTCGTGGGCAAATTCAAGGACATCGGAATGTTACTGTCTTTGGATTCAACCCAGATGTTGACCAAACTCAAGTCTCGGTTTGGCCCTTGCAAAGCCTGATTACGTTCCCGGCGGCTGCTTTGCAAATGACTGTAAGTTCTTCAAGCGCGAACGACACAAGTGCAGGAACTGGTGCGCGAACAATCGTTGTTCAGGGGCTGGATGCAAACTACAACGAAGTTACAGAGATTGTCACGCTGAATGGACAAACAGCCGTCACGATGACCGCATCGCTTCTTCGCGTCAACTACGCTTATGTGGCAACCGCTGGCTCTGGCAACAGCGCCGCAGGCACTATCTACATTGGCACAGGCACTGTCACTTCTGGCGTTCCTGCAACCGTATATGACATCATCAAACTGGACTACAACACCACAACCACAGGCAGTTACACCATCCCAGCCGGACATACGGGGTATGTGTCTCAGGGTCTTTTTTCAAGTGGTCAACCTAGCGGGTCAACCCAAGTTGAAGGTCGTTTGTTGCTCCGTGGTACGAACAACATTCGCATGACTGAGGCGCTTACCACTCTCAACAACGGTGTTGCAAACTATGTGTTTGAGTACCCGCTTGCGGTTCCAGAGAAGACCACAATTGAGGCAACTGCAATTGGCAGTGCAAACAACAACGCCGTGTCTTCCATGTTCATTATCCTCGTAGTTCAAAACTACATGCAGGGCACAAATGGCTAAGTCACCAGCATGGCAACGCAAAGAGGGCAAATCCGAGAAGGGCGGCTTGAACGCCAAGGGACGTGCGTCCTACAATGCAGCGAATCCGGGGAAGCCGGGGCTAAAGCGGCCTCAACCCGAGGGCGGCAGCAGGCGCGACTCTTTCTGTGCAAGGATGACTGGTATGAAGAAAAAGTTGACCAGCGCCAAAACCGCAAACGATCCTAATTCACGGATCAATAAAAGCTTGCGGGCGTGGAACTGCGCAGATGGCGGGTATGTAGACTCAGCAGATGGCATAGCCCAGCGTGGTAAGACCAAAGGCAGGATGTGTTAATGCCCAGCTCAAGCAAAAAGCAACACAATTTCATGGCGGCGGTGGCTAACAATCCAGCGTTTGCCAAGAAAGCTGGCGTTCCTCAGTCTGTTGGTAAAGAATTTACTGCGGCTGATAAGGGTGTCAGTTTTGGTGGTGGGTCGCGTAAGCGTCCTGATTTGCAGAAGGTAAACAAGCCCGAAACTCGTCAGGGCAAAAATGAACTTTTTAAAGAAGGTGGTGATACTATGGCTTCAAAAATGAACCCCGGTTTTATGGCAATGATGGCTAAGAAAAAAGCCGGAGCTAAAGCTGGCGACAAGGCAGAAATGCCTATGAAAAAAGGCGGCGCAGCTAAGAAGATGGCTTCTGGTGGCATGGCTCCTTCATCTATGGGCAAAGTTAGGACAGCAGCTCCTAGCAAAGACGGCGTTGCAACCAAGGGTAAAACCAAAGGTACACAGATTGTCATGTCCGGCAACAAGGGCATGAAAAAAGGCGGCATGTCCTGCTAAGGAGTTGATATGGCTACCAAAGAGCAAATGATCAAGGATGCCAAGCAGGACGAATACGCGGAGAAAGCTGGAATTATCTACGACAAAGTCATGCCCACACCTGACACTACTTTTGCTCCCTCGAAGCCAAAGGAAGAGAAGAAGCCAGCAGACAAGCCCGTAGAAAAACCCGCAACCAAGAAATTGGCCAAGGGTGGCTCCGCTTCTTCCCGTGCAGACGGTTGCTGTGTCAAAGGCAAGACCCGTGGAAAGGTAATTTAATCATGATGTCAAGTCGCGGTATGGGGGACATCAACCCCAAAAAAATGCCTAAAGGGGTGCGTAAAGCCCGCCGTGACGACACTGACTTTACCGAGTACAAAGAGGGTGGTAAGGTAAACGCTGCTGGTAACTACACCAAACCCAGTCTGCGTAAGCGGATTGTGTCTCAGGTAAAAGCAGCGGCTACACAGGGCACAGGTGCAGGGCAATGGTCAGCGCGTAAAGCACAGCTTGTGGCCAAGAAATACAAAGCCGCTGGCGGGGGCTACAGAGATTGAAAGCGCCTCAAAAATCCTTAAAGGATTGGGGTGACCAGAAATGGAGAACCAAAAGTGGAAAACCGTCTAGTAAAACGGGTGAGCGATATCTTCCAGAAGCTGCGATCAAAAGTCTCAGCCCTGCTGAGTACGCTGCAACGACCAAAGCCAAGCGGGCAGGAAAAGCTGCCGGAAAACAATTCGTAGCCCAACCTAAAACGATTGCAAAGAAAACAGCGAGGTTCCGATAATGGCAAAGTTTCCTGATTTAACGGGTGATGGCAAAGTTACCCAAGCGGACATTCTTAAAGGTCGTGGCGTAGAAACCATGAAAAAAGGCGGTTCTACTAAAAATTGGATTCAAGAAGCAATCAAAAAGCCCGGTGCTTTGAAGAAGCAGCTTAAGGTTAACCCGAAGAATCCTATTCCGCCAAAGAAGTTGGCTAATGCCGCCAAAGCTCCCGGCAAACTGGGTCAACGTGCTCGTCTGGCGCAAACGCTTAAGAAAATGAAGTGACATGGCAAATACATCCGGCGCAGTAGGCTTTAACCTTGACCTCACCGAATTGGTAGAGGAAGCGTTTGAACGCGCCGGTAGTGAACTGCGTACTGGATACGATCTGCGTACTGCGCGTCGTAGTCTCAACATCATGTTTGCTGACTGGGCAAATCGCGGCATCAACATGTGGACTATTGAACCGGGGTCTATTACCCTAGTTCCCGGCCAGAACACGTATGCACTACCGAACGATACGATTGATCTGCTTGAGCATTTGATTCGTACAGACGCAAATAACACGGCTAACCAAGCGGACTTAACAATTACTCGTATTAGCGTATCTACATACGCAACGATCCCTAACAAGTTAACCCAAGCCAGACCTATTCAGGTTTGGATTCAACGTTACAACGGGCAGACTAGCCCTATAGCATCTACACTGACTACGACAATCACATCTACGTCAGATTCAATCGTATTGAGCGACGTTACGGGTTTACCCGCATCTGGGTTTGTGAAGATTGATAACGAGATTATCAATTACGGATACATCGTTCAGAACACAAATGCCGTTAGCGGCACGTTAAACAGTTGCTTCCGTGGGCAGCAAAACACGATTGCAGCGGCTCATACCGCTGCGGCGACTGTGTACTGGCAACAAGTACCAGCCGTAACTGTTTGGCCTACCCCAGACAATTCGCAGCAGTACACATTTGTGTACTGGAGACTGCGTCGCACACAGGATGCTGGCGGCGGTGTAAACATCATGGACGTGCCATTCCGGTTTATCCCATGTATGGCAGCGGGGCTGTCTTACTACATTGCTGGCAAAGTACCTCAAGGTATGGAGCGAATTGGCATGTTGAAGCAACAGTACGACGAGGCGTGGGAACTTGCTGCTTACGAAGATCATGAAAAGGCAGCACTGCGTTTAGTTCCTAGACAGACTTACATTGGGAGATAGAGATGGCAAAGATGGACCGTAAGAAAGGCTTAGACGAACAGCAGCTTGAAGGCGGCGGGGGCGGTGCAAGCTACGGAAGCATTAAGGGCACTAAGTGGAGCAGCGTGCCTTCTTTTAGAGGCAACGCAAACATTGTTGACGACATTAAAAAAATAACCTCTGATACGTCAAAGCTTAAAGGTGCAGCTAAACAGGCTAAAGAAGAAGCCGCACAAAGAGCGGTTAAAAGAATGGGCGTTCGAGCCGCCGCCGCTGGAGCTGGGGCTGCATCACTTAAAGCAATGAGAACCGCAGAAGCCGAGGCTCCTAGCACAGAGCAAGACGACTATGAAATGGATGGCGCTGCGAGTAAAGATATGGATATGCCCGGTGGTTTTGCTGGTAAAGGCATGAAAAAAGGCGGCATGACGGCTTCTAAGCGTGCTGATGGCTGCGCTGTTAGAGGTAAGACTAAAGGCAAAATGGTGTAATCATGCCTAAAGGAGTACCAAAAAAATCCGGGGAAGACCAGCTACTTGAAAGCGGCGGTGCTGGTGCTGGTACGAGTGCGAAATCAAGATTGCAAAGTAACATAGGGGCTGATACCGTACTTAAAAACTTGCGGGAAAAATTTGGTGCGGATAAGAAAATCGAGGCTACTAAGAGCGAAGTAGCTTCTTCTCCCCGCAGTGTGTTGGAAGAAGCACAACGTAACAAAGCACTTGATAAATTTAGGCGCGATGAAGCGGCTGAGAAAGCCACAACAGAAGGTGGGGTAACAAAGTATCCCTACGTTGAACCGACCAGCAAGAAAAAAGGCGGCATGACTGCCTCTCGTCGCGCCGATGGCTGCGCTGTTAGAGGTAAGACTCGCGGTAAGGTGATGTAAGTGGGCAATCGTTTTGCTTCTGGCAAAAATGCAATTTCGGAGTGTGACCGTTGTGGTCAGCGATTCAAGTTAAAGGTTCTGAAGACTGAGATTATCAAGTTAAAGAACTACAACTTGTTGGTGTGCCCAGAGTGTTGGGACCCAGACCATCCGCAGTTGCAGTTGGGTATGTTCCCTGTGGATGACCCGCAGGCCCTGCGTAATCCTCGCCCAGACAGGAGCTACATAATTTCGGGAAACAGCGGGTTGCAGACAAATGTAAATGGCGGCACTACGCAAAGTGGCACTGGAACAAATGAAGGTGGTAGCCGAATATTCCAATGGGGCTGGAACCCTGTTGGTGGATCAAGTAGTTTCGACGCAGCATTAACGCCAAATAACTTGGCTTTATCAGTGCAATTGGGTACAGTTACAGTAGCAACAACTTAGGAGTTGGAAATGAACAAAGCAGATTTAAAGCAAGATAAGAAAATGATTGCGGGTGCTGTGCACAAGCACGAGAAAAAACTACATCCCGGCAAGCCTATGACTAAGCTCAAAAAAGGCGGCGTAACAGGCGAGATGATGAAGTCTATGGGTCGTAACATGGCTCGTGTCGCAAACCAAAGGGGCAAATAATGGCTAAGTTCAGCATGAAACAAGGCGGCAAAGAAGTTGGCCCAGCCAGCGTCTATGCTGCACCGCACGATATGTCTGGTAGGGCTACGGGTTCTGATATTGGATACAAGACTGACCCCAACACCATGTCTGCCGATGAGTCTACTCCCGGTGGTATGCCTGCTCGCCGTGTAAGCGGTGGGAATCCAGCAAACACCAACGTAAAAACCACGGGCATTAAAATTCGTGGCACAGGTTGCGCTACTAAAGGCGTCATGGCTCGGGGGCCAATGGCGTGAACTACACGGAGCTTGTAACCGCCGTCTCTGATTACACAGAGAACACGTTCCCCACTGTTGATATGAATACGTTCATTGAGCAGGCGGAGCAGCGCATCTACAACTCCGTTCAGTTCCCTTCCATACGTAAAAACGTAACCGGT